ACAGCAGCATTTATAGACGAAGCTAATCAAATAACAGAAAAGGCTAAAAACATAGTAGCGTCACGTATAAGATACAAACTTGACGAACATAAATTAATACCTAAAATACTATTAACATGTAACCCTTCTAAAAACTGGGTATATACAGAATTTTATAGACCAGCTAAAACAAATACATTACAATCATATAAAAAATTCATACAGTCATTAGTAGACGATAACGAATATATAAGCATGCATTATAAAGGACAATTAGAGAAACTAGACAGACTTAGTAAAGAACGTCTGTTATATGGTAACTGGGAGTATGACGCATCAGACGATAACTTAATAGAGTATAACAGCATATTAAATCTATTTAATCAAAACGGTGTAGAAGGTCAGAAATATATTACTTGTGACGTAGCAAGGTTCGGTAATGATAAATCAGTAGTAATGTTATGGTCAGGTAAAACAGTTACAAATATTAAAACATTTGACACTAACACAATAACAGAACTAGCTGACTACATAAAGACATTACAACAAAAAGAAGCTGTAAGTTTAAATAACATTATAGTAGACGAAGACGGTGTAGGTGGAGGTGTAAAAGATATAATAAGGTGTAAAGGGTTTGTCAATAATAGTAGACCATTAAAAAATGAGAATTACCAAAACTTAAAAACACAATGTTATTATAAATTATCTGACGAAATAAATAAAGGTCAGATAGGTATTAACACAGATAATATCACAGTACGACAAAACATAATAGAAGAACTAGAACAAGTAAGAAGTAAAGATCAAGACAAAGATACTAAACTAAGAATAGTAGACAAAGACACAGTAAAAGCAATTATAGGTAGGTCACCTGACTATGCCGATTGTTTAGCTATGCGTATGTATTATGAAATAGATAGTAACTTCGGTAAATACTACATACAGTAAATTTTAAACTAAATATCAATTTATTATATTATATATTATGAAAGTAAATGTCATAGAAAACAAAACTACTAAAACATACAACGTGCCAGCTACATGGAACGAATTAACATTAGGTCGTTATATGCGTATTATGAAAGTTTTAAAAGACGAAGAAGAAACGTCAGACATAGAAAGACTTGTTAGAATAATTAACTGTTTGTCTAAAATACCTAAGAAACACATTTATAGTTTAGAAGTTAATAGTTTAAAAAAATTAGGTAAACATATTACAAGTTTTTTAGAAAGTGAACCTAATGATGAGTTAGAACACTTTGTTACTATAGAAGATATAGAATACGGTTTTCATCCTAAATTATTTGATATGACATTAGGCGAGTTTGTAGACTTAGAAACCTACATGAAAGACATAGATAATAACATGCATAATATCATGTCTATATTATACAGACCAGTAACACAAAAAGACGAAGAAAATAAATATTTAATTGAAGATTATGAGCCTAGCGAAGAACGGGCAAACCTGTTTAAAAAACATTTAACAGTAAGGGAGTTTAACGGGGCTTCGGTTTTTTTTTCGGATTTAGAAAGACAACTTTCGAACAATTTGCTCAGGTCTTCAATACAGAAATTGAAGAAGAAGAAGAAAAAAACATAGATAGTCTAAACGCTAAGTGGGGGTGGTATCAAGCGGTGTTTTCATTAGCAAACGAAAATTTATTAGACTTCGATAAAATAGTAAAAAAACCAGCTTACGAATGTTTAACATTTATGGCATATAAACAGGACTTAAACAAAAAAAGACAAGATGAGTACAGACAGTATAAGGTTTAAAAGTTACAATAACGTAATAGATACAATAAAGTGTATAGGTGAACAACACTTAAATATTAAGACAGTTACAAATGGTGATATTTGGGAAATTGATTTGGAACGTACAAACATATTCCCGTTATTTCACATTAACCCAGTATCAGTAAATATTAATCAAGGTCAAAGAGTTTTTAACTTTCAGTTATTTATAATGGACTTAGTAGAACCTAACGAGGCAAACGAACAAGAGGTAATGTCTGATACATTAGAAATAATGACTGATATAATAGCTGTATTTAAACACGGTGAAATACTATACACGTATGACGCTTCACACGGCGAAGAACCTAGATACTTTATTAATAATGATTTTACATGTGAACCATTTACAGAACGGTTTGCAAATAGTGTTACGGGTTGGGTAATGGACATACAAGTTATTGTAGAAAGTGAATTGAATAGCTGTAACGTACCAATAGACAACACAACTATATGCGTAAAATAAAAAGACTACTAACATTTAAAATAGGCAAAATAAAAATACAAATAATACCACCAAAAATAAGTTATGAACTATAGAGAATTTTACAACGATTTAAAAACATACTTAAAAGAAGAACTAGAAAGCTATACAGATTATCCACAAAGTGCAAGTAATAACGCTAAACGCGCTATTGAATGGAAGGAAAAAAACGGCAGTAATTGTGGTACACGTGTAGGATGGACAAGGGCAAGACAATTAGCAGACAGAAAACCAATTAGTAGAGACACTATAGCACGTATGGCAAGCTTTAAAAGACACCAGCAACATAAAGACGTACCTTATAGTGAAGGTTGTGGCGGTTTAATGTGGGATGCGTGGGGTGGTACAAGTGGTATAGAATGGGCAATAAATAAATTAAAACAAATAGATAATAAATAATTATGGCAGATTTAACAACAACAATTACAGAAAGTGTTACAATAAATGGTTCTACTAGAGGATCAACAAACACACTAACTACTACAGGTATTGTAGATACATTAGAGCGTACAATATCTTGTACACATTCACAGACTACTACTATTGCTGAGTTTGGCGCAACACCACATGCAGCAGCTAGTAATATAGACCGTGATAATGTTAAGTATATTAGGGTTACTAATTTAGACGACACAAACGAATGTATGTTAGGTGTAGTGTCAGGTGCTTCTAATTATCAAGTACGACTAAGAGCGGGGGCGTCACATATATTGTACAACGGTGACGACATATTCGTAGCAGAAGAAGATACAACACCAGCATTTGCAGCGATAACAGCTGATTTAGCATCTTTACAAATTAGACCTAGTTCAAGTAATGACATACAGGTAGAAATGTTTATAGCTAGTGTATAATGGCTAGAATATTTGGACTTGACTTTACTAATGTAGAAAAGTATTTAGACAGCTACGGTGCTTATTTAGTGAGGCAGGGGCAAAGTCGTTTAAATAAACGTAGAGCCACTGGAAACTTACGAAGCTCATTAAGACATAAACTTTTTAAAACAAGAGAAAAATATGTACTAATGTTATTGTCAGCAAGGTATGGTGAGTTTGTAGAAAAAGGTGTAAGCGGAACGCAAACAGTAAGATCATATATTGATAGATATGGCAAGCGTAAAACATCGCCGTTTAAATTTAAACTTAAACAGCCACCTACTAGATCACTAGAATTTTACATAAGATCAAAAGGTATAAAAGGTAGAGACAAAAAAGGTAGATTTATAAAAAACAAATCATTAGCATATCTTTTTGCACGAAGTATTAAAAAGAAGGGTATAAAAGCGGCTAGCTATTACACACAGCCTTTAAGCTATAGTTACAAATATTTCAAAAGAGAATTGTTAGCAAACTTTAAACAAGACGCATTAAAAGCAGTAAAATTAATATATAAAGATAGAGACTAAAATGGCATTAATAATAGAACAGCAACCAAAATACAACTTATTACCAGTAGGACAAGAAATAATATACACAGTACACGACAATACAGCTATAAGTGGTAATTTTAAAATAAAATATATAGCAGAAATATATGTAAATAACGTGTCTAGTAATTTAATGGTAACAGCTAACAGGGTCGCAGTATTAAAAGCGTCACCTAACGCACAAGGACGTGGTATATTTGACTTACAATCTATATTACAGTCTTATGTATCACCAGATTATGAAGGTGGTGTAGTACACAATTCTACTACTAGCTTTTTTTCACAATATAACGGTACTAATTATTCAGACACAACACCACATACAATACATCAAATAGACGACTTTAGTACAAACAGAAATTCAGTTAGGTACGTTAGGGTACGATTTAAAATTGAATTTGCTACAAGTGCTACGGGTACAGTTAGTACAGCATTAGGCAGTGTAGATGGTAACAAAATATTAGTATTTAATGGTGTCTTATATGAAACCGATATACTAAAAATGGACACTAACGGTAAATTTGGTTACCATTTAGGTCATCAAGGTTTAATAATGAATGCTAGCGGTGACAAGTTTTTAACTAATTCACCTACTACACAATATATAAGACTAAACGATTATATGACGTTACCATTTTTTAGTCAATATAATGACGATTTTAGAGTAGGTGTCTCAGGTTTAACAAGTCCTTCTATAAAGTTTATTAAAATACAATTCTATTACAATGGTGCTACTACAGGGTCTTTAATAACTAAAACTATATCACCAAGTACAGGCGGTCATTCAGGTTATATGTCAGATAGTAATAACAAACTACAATTTGCAGGTGTAGGTACAGGAAATTTAGTAGGATCAGGTGTTTCGTTGCCAGCTAATTGGGATTACTACACAGTCGTAGCACACGATAGTGGTGATAATTTAGTAAGTGATACATATAAGATATACAAGCAAGAAGATGATTGTAAAGGTTTTGAAACAATACGTCTAACATGGTTAAATAAATACGGTGTATGGGATTATTACAACTTTACTAAAAAGTCTACAAGAACATACAATATAAATAGAAAACAATACAAACAAGTTAGCGGTACATGGAACGAAAACATATATAGAACAAAAGACCATAAAGGCGGTACTAAAAACTTTAGCGGTTCAATAAGTGAACAAATAGCAATTAATACAGATTACATTACAGAAGCAGA